TCGTACCTGTCGAGCAATTACGGCTTATTCACAATATGGTGAGCCAGCTTGATAATCAGGTGAACGTATTGAAAGCCAGCCTTGAGGCGTTCGGGGTGTCTGGTTATTCATTCGAGAAGACGGAGAAGACCGTTGCAGATATCCACATAATCAAGGGGGCCAAATGATGATAGACCGTTACGGGTTTGTGGCGTTCTATGCCTGTTTGTTTCTTTGTTTGGTAACAATACTGGCGACGGCATCATGAGTGCTTTACATATCCTGCTAGTTCTTTTACTATTATTGGACTAGCCCACAGTTTCTCCCAGAAGCACCCGTCAATAGTCTTGGCGGGTGTTTTTGTGTGTGGTGCTGGAATATGCCTGTAAGCATTGGTATTGCTTGGAAAGGTGCCCTGTCTATTGTCCTTGCATTGCTAGTTATATTAACAGAGACGGGCAACTCTTAGGGATACATGCCATAAAACACAGCGTAAACATGACAAATGACAAAACGTGCACCCGCGCAGGTGGGCGTATGTTGTTCGGTGGTGTATGTTCATCTAGTTCGCGGGGTTTGGGTGCCTGTCAGGTAATGACGAGACATCAATGATGCTTAAATAAAAAATATGACGCACACGGGTACGCATGGGCCACTGGGGGACCCCCCACACCTGCTAGCAATCCCGATATATTTTCTTATTTTTGTAGTTACCTGTATGGGGTTCCCGCGAACTCGTTATGTACCCCACGGGTACACACCGGACACAAAAAAAGGACCCTTTGTGGGGGTCCTGCGAACTCGTTATGTAGCCATGGGTAACATGGGGGGTTTACCCGGCGGGTTATAGACCATTGTATACCCGTATACGCCATCTGTCAACACAAAAAAGCACCCCTGTGTAATTTTTTTTATTGTGTGTGTCAAAAGGTGTTGACAAACAACGATACCACACCCATAATGGAGGTTGCTGGTGTTGCAAAACAGTGGGAAGCCTCTACTCAAATCTTTATTTTTTAAAAAAGACGGTATTACCCCGGAACGCAGCCAGCTACCTCACACAAAACACCGGATACCCGATGAATCTTCTTCCTCAATCGAGAGAAAAGAAGTCTCTCTCTGATAAACAGGAGACTTTTCTCACTGCGTTGTTCGAAAACGGTGGACACTTCAATCAAGCTGCCGAAGCTGCGGGATATTCCGTGGGTTCTGTGACGTGGTTGCGGGATAGATTGGCGGATGAGATTGTGGACCGCACACGAGCCGTCCTCGCTGGTCACAGTCTCCGTGCCGCGAACAAGATGGTGGAGCTTGTCGATACACCCGTCATCGAACGGGGCGACGACCTGAAGCTGCGGGCTGCAGAAGCGGTACTCAACCGTGTCGGCCTCGGTAAACAAGAGACAATGAATCACAACGTACAGGCTATCCACGGGGTAGTTCTGCTGCCACCGAAGAAAGAGATGGTCATAGATGCGGAGTGACAAGGAAATAAGACGTATCGCGCAAGAGAACTTCAGTAACCTGACTTCTCAAGAACAGGACCACTATAACAACAACCTGTCCCCCAGTGGGTCCGGCTTCAAAAAGTACAGACCCAGCATGAGAGACGATTTCAAACCCCAGCGCATCGGTAAAGCGCACGGCGGTAAAATACATCGCGGAAGAAAGGCGATATACAATGGCTAGAAACTTACCAAGCAAAGATGGTATCAAAATGACTGGGCATATCGCTGGGAATGTGGCAAAGCACTCCCCTGCGCTTACTAAGCTAGTCCCGGCCTTCAGTAAACTAAACAAAAGGCAACAAGGTGCTGTAGCAACTTTGAAATCCTTACAAGGTTACTATCCTGATGATAAAAAATATTCAAACAAAAAAATAAAGGAGAAAATCTTCTCTTATTTAGGTGTCGCATCTGGGGAGTATGACGAGGGTAAAAAAGTAGGCGAAAACGAATTAGGCGATGTGACCCGTAGTTCACAAAAAAGAATAATGCCGGAAGGGTACGCCCACGGCGGTAAAATACACCGTGGACGCAAGGCTGCCTCTTCTGCGGATAAGAACGACTAAGGTATCCCTGTGTCATCTGACGAACAACAAGCACCCCCTAAAAAGAAGGGCCGTCCCAAGAAGGACCCCAATGCGCCAAAGGCAACTTACAATCTTTCTCGCGCTGAAAGAGCCAGACGTGCGCTACAAGCTCGTGTTCGCAAGGCTGAGAAGTCTAAGGAAAAGCACCAGCAGAAGGCACAAGATAAAGCCAGCTACGCTCGTAAGCTGAAGAAGAGTGCCAAGAAGGTGGAGACCGCCTTGAGCGAAACAGGTTCGCGGGTCGTGGATATGGATGATGTATCCAATCTCCCAGCAACCGTAAAAGAAATAATTGATGATACCCCCGTTATATTCAAACCCAATGATGGTCCTCAAGAAGAGTTCCTGTCTGCTCCTGAACAAGATGTCCTCTATGGCGGTGCAGCAGGCGGCGGCAAAAGTTTTGCCCTCCTTGCTGAACCTCTGCGTTATTGTCACAACGCTAATCACCGTGGGCTACTTCTCCGCCGAACTCTGGACGAACTGACTGAACTAATCGACAAGTCCAAGCAGTTATACCCCAAGGCATTTCCCGGAGCCATATACCGAGAAGCCAAATCCACGTGGGTCTTCCCCTCTGGGGCGACCATGTGGTTCACCTATCTAGACCGCGACAAAGACGTGACCCGTTTCCAAGGTCAGGCGTTCAACTGGATAGGCGTTGATGAAATCACCCAGTATCCGAGTAGCTATGTTTGGGATTATTTGCGTTCACGTCTTCGGTCAACAGACCCAGAACTACAGAAGAACCTCTGTATGCGATGCACTGCGAACCCCGGTGGCGTTGGTGGCTGGTGGGTCAAAAAGATGTATATCGAAAAGCACGAAGCTAACAAGGCTTTTCCCGCGTATGACCCAGAGACGGGCAAAGCGTTTCTTTGGCCTGACGCACATCCTACGAGAGCAGGTCAACCTCTGTTCTACAGGAAGTTCGTTCCGGCAAGACTAACCGACAACCCCTACCTCATGGCAGACGGACAATACGAAGCGATGCTCCGTTCACTGCCCGATGTAGAACGCCGCAGACTTCTAGATGGAGACTGGGACGTAGCAGAGGGAGCAGCCTTTCCTGAGTTCTCTCGCGCTAGGCACGTCGTCGAACCTTTCGAGATGCCAACCAACTGGCCCCGTATCCGTGCTGCGGATTACGGATATGCCTCCCCGTCTTGTGTCCTTTGGGGCGCAATCGACTGGGATAACAACATCTGGGTGTATAAGGAGTTATACGCTAAACACTTGACAGGTGAGCAGTTGGCTGATAAAATACTAGAAATGGAAGAGCTAGACCCTTCGCCCCATTATAATGTCCTTGATGCCTCGTGCTGGAACAAGACAGGCTTCGGACCATCTATCGCTGAAACAATGATGAGAGCAGGAGTTCGGTGGACACCATCAGACCGAAGTAGAATACAAGGAAAGATGGAATTACACAGAAGACTATCTGACGACCCCTACTCCCAAGAGCCGCGTTTAAGAATCTTCTCCACTTGTAAACACACTGTCGCACAGATGTCAGGTATTCCGCTGTCCAAAACCAATAGTGAAGACGTTGATACCAAAGCTGAAGACCACGCATATGATGCACTCCGTTATATGGTTATGACTCGTACAAGTAGTTATACATCAATTCACAAGACATTGCAAGGCATAAAAGAACAAGTATACCAACCCATGGACACGACTTTCGGATACTAGATGGCACTCACAGCAATAGAATTAGCAGAAAAAGCAAAAGCAGGTACGCTCACTGTAGGTGAAGCTATTGACTTTGGTGAGGCCAACGCTGATAAGACGGGTCAGACAACCTACAAAAAGAACATGCCTACGCTTCGTAACAATATTACCAAGCTAGGTTTAAGTCTTGACATGCCTTACAAAGACTTAAAAAATAACGTAGAACTGTTCACCATCGAAGGTACACCGCAGGGTGTCAAGCCTGCAAACAGAATAACGCCTATTCAAAACCTAGAATCTATTTTGCGAGGCACTGAGAACGCACCATTCAATCGCTACGGGGTCACCGGAGTTATGGAAAAAATAGGTGCTGTAGAAGAGGTTATGTACCCCAAACTTGCAGGTGCAGGCAGTGCAGGTGGAACTCAACGTACAGGACTTGCTGGTACACGTCCTATGCAGGGACTTCTTTCTCGCGCAGACTTTCTTGGTATTTATAAAGAGGCCCTACCAGAAATTGCTGCAAAGTACAACCAAGCTACTGCAGATATCATGCAGTATCATGCCACTACAGCAACAAGACCAGAGCAATTATTAGGTTTC